CCAGATAATGCTCCAAAACTTCCTTGATCGAAAAATCTTGATTTAGATTGTTTTTCAGGAGTAGAAGCTCTAGCAGTTAACGTTTCTAAAGTACCGGCAGTCTCAATACCAAATAGTACTTGTGATTTAGAATAAAATTTTCTATTACCTTGCATTTGAGAATTTATGGAATCAGGTATAATATATCCATTTAAGGTAATAGTAAAAGAAGTTCTAGTAACTCTATCTTGGCCTTCACTTACATCTGTAGTAGTTGTGTAGTTATCAATCATAGCTCTAAACTTAAATTTATCTGGATCTCCCCAGTATGAGTCAGATGCATAATTTATAGCTTCAATCAACTTATTATTTTGTTCTATATAATCAGTAAAAATAACACAACTATAAGTTAAAGTTACATAATCAGGAATAACTACTCCTTGATATTCTCTTGTTTTAGTTCTATTAGTTAGTACTGATAATCTATCGTAATGATTTTTATTTGTATATTTTCTTTCAAATACATAAAAATTTTGAGGATTTTCTGCTCCTAACTTATTACCTAAATCTCTATTTTTTTCTAAAGTTTCTCTTCTAAACATTATTAGAGGAGCTTGTATCTTTCCGTTCCTGTCTCGGTAATAACCGTCTTTCTGAACGGCTTTCCATCTTTCTTGGTTACCATATATAACAGGTACATTTTTACGTATACCTTTTTGAATAACGGAAGGCTTTATAACATTATTAAAGTAGAAAACTATAGATTCATCTATATCTTTTATACCAACAGTAAAGTCCCCCTTATCATCGTTTCTAACCGAACGTTGACGAGCTCTATCAGTTAAAACTGGATTATTAGGTCTTGCTTCCTGATATCCAGTAACCTGTTCTTCGAATCTTTTTGCTGGTTTACCTGCCATATTATTCTGTTATACCTACTCGGTCTGCTCTTGTTAAGTGACAATCTACTATTATAGATACTGATTTACCAAATTTATTTCCATAATCAGTTAAATTATAACTATTGTCTCTTCCAACAAATAGTTGATTTTCTCTTACTGTATCTACTTCATAGAAGTTTTCTTGCCAATTTATTATATCTCCTACTTCTGGTACTACTACCGAAGTTTCTAAATCTTTTCTTAAAAATGCAAATGAAGCTTCTCTATTTAAATCAGGGCCCATATCGTCAGTTGTAACTACTTGGTCTCCTCTAGTAATTAAACAGCTTAGTTTTACAGGTATTTGAAATACTTTTTCTAAAGCCTCACCATATAGGTTAGCTGTAGTTTCGTCTAAACTAAACTTATAATATAATATCTCCTGTTCTACGATATCAGAAAGTAACTCTCTGTTTACCTTGGTGAGGAGATTAAAATCTCTTTCGCTTCCGAATAACATTATTTTTCTTCTATAGTTTGTTCACCAACTTCTACACTAACTATATTACTGTATTTGCTAGTTGCGTTATCTTTAAAAGCTTGAAAAGCTTCTACTGGTTCTTTTTGACTTATAATCTTTACCTTATAAGTAGCTAAACTACTATCAGAATCTTGTGAAGCTACTGTTACTGTAGTTACACCCGGTAATGCTCTTAAAGCATCGTCGTAACCTTGATTACCTTCTTCTCCGAAAGTAACCTTTACCATTGCTTCATAAGTTCTAAAATCTAACTCTAATAATAAAGGTATAAGTTTCATATTATCCAATAAAAATAGGATTAGGTACTGCTCTCAAAGTAGTCTGTAAATCTTCTACTTCTTGAGCTTGTGCTGTTAACTGTGCTCCTCTTGATGTAGCATCTAACGTTTCTCTTAAATTAGTTAGTAAAGCTTCTTTTTCAGTTCTAGCGTCACCTAATAAATCTGCTTGATTCAAGGTAGTTTCCGCACCTGGTATAGGAACTGTAGTATATTTACCTCTAATATAAGCTAATATTTCTTTTGCTAACGCTAATGTATAATTAAATATCCATTGACGTCCTACACTATTGATAAATGAATAAGTTGGATTTTCGTAAGGTACTTCTGCAACATTAGCAATTTTATCTATACTAGTATCAAAACTTAAAGCATTTTTATCATCTTCTTTATAGTAATGAAAATATAAGCTACCAGTAGCATTAGGAATAGGAAATATTTTAAGTTGATTATTTACTATTTCAAATGAATAAGTTGATTTACGTATTTGATCGTTAAACTCTATACCTTGAAGTAATGCTACATCATAAGATACTGGCATTAACATAAAGTTGATACCCGGACTGAATGAACCAAATCCGAAAGCATCCATTAAAGATTGTATACCTGTTCCGGTACCTGCATAAGGATCAAAGTATCTTTGTATAGCAGGAGGTGCTTCATAAAATACTTTTCGTATTTCTATCTTACCGTCTATTCCTTGATCTGAAGCCCATTGAGTTAAATCGTAAGTTTGAACTGAAGCTGAAAGAGCTAATGAACCTGTGTATTTAGTTATGTTACCTCCTACACCTGCTTCTGTTCCATAATTTTTTGAAATTTGTACTATTTTATTTAGAGTAGGTTCTACTACTTTATTATTAACTACACTTCCTGTAGGAGCACCTTCAAAACTTAAATAATTTTCTCTTATTTTATATTTAAATACTTCGTTTCCGTATGTAGTAACAGCTTCTTCAAAGCATGTATAGAAAGATCCACTATCTAATTCTACATCCATTAAAGGAAAGCCAAGTCTAGAAGCACAGAATTTAGCTACTTTATCTGCATCTGCTTGAAACTCAGTATCTGTATCGTAAAATCCAAAAGGAGTAGATCCAGTAGCAAACGTCGAACTACCTCCCCATATTGCAATATCAGCCATCTATGAATAGTTTATTTATAAATAGCAAAAAAAAAGAGGCCCGAAGGCCTCTCTTATTTATTATTCTACTTTAATCTTAGATTAGAGTTAAATCACTAATAAAGATTTTTCCGTAGAATTCAGGTCTGATCATCTTCTTCGCGTAACGAGTCATTAAACCTTTTCTAGGAGTGAAGGTTTCTGGATCGTACACTAGAGGAGTCATCATTAATGGTACGTATGGAGCATAAACTGCACCAGTTTCTAAGAATTGAGATCCTCTATATCCTAATAGTAAGATACTTTCAGTCATATAAGGGTTCTTGTATACTTGGAATCTGTTGTTTAATGCACCTACTCTCTGTACGCCCATTGCAAATTGATCCTGATCACCATTTGTATTAGCAGCATATCCAGGAATAGATTCTAGGATTGTAGCTACTGAAGGAGAACAAACTATAAAGTTAGCTCCACCTCTTAAAGTTTTTTGGTGAATCTTGTTAGATACTTTTTGGATTTTAGTTCCTAATGTTTGGAACCACTGTCCTTGAGTATTGTAGAAATCTGAAGTTGAAGTAGTAAACGTTGAACCGTTCCATACTTTGTTATTCTCAGCAGACCACTTTTCAGTTGTTCTTGCTCCTACGATTAACATATCTAAAATCTCTAGATCGATTTCCATTGAGATATACTCACTTAATAGTGAAGTTAACTCAGCTTCTGCATCGATAGAGTGATATGCGTTAAGATCTTGAGCAAATTCTGGTGTCCATTGAGCCTTTAGTTTTCTTGTTTTAGCAACAACTGCTTCAGACTGTAGTTGAACGTCTATTTCTGGTATAGTAATAGATGTATCTACTGCTGCTGTTGAAGAAGCTTCAAAGTCACCTCTTGAGTTATCAGCAGGTTGTAAGCTATGCTTAACAGTAGTAGCAATCTGTCCATTAACAGGTGCAGAAAAGTCTGATCCTTTAATAATGAATTTTACGTTGTTACCACTTACAGTTGTAAGTTCTGGGAAGTTAGCAATGTTAGTATTGCTTGAACCAGATAGTAATTGAAATGATCTTACAGCTTCTTTGTCAAATGCTACAGATGACATATCAACTGTGTAGCTATGAAAGTCTGAAGGTAGTAACTCATCATTGTAAGCAAGTGATGAAGATACTGCGTCAGCCGTTCCTAATACATCTAGATGTAAAGCTCCAGTAGCCTGTGCAGATACTGTTAATGATGCTTCATTAATTGAGTATCCATACTGACCAACTCCATATAAACCACCAGCAGCGTCTGTGTCTGCAGCCATTTTAGTAGA